TCGTGGACCCATCCCCGCCGGTCAGTACAAGCCCATGGATCGGGCCGGGGCGCATGACGTACAGTTTGGCGGTGATTTCGGCGCGGTCGCCAAAAGCCAAGACGCGGCATTTCTGGAACTTGTGCTTGCCGTCAAGATCGATGGCATCGTCGGCCTCGACAATCCACCAGATCGCGTCTTCGCTGAAATTCAGATGGTCGCTTTTGCCCAGCCCGTCAAGCAGCCCGTGCAACCCGTTGCCGCATTTGGCGGTTGGCTTCCAGTCCGGCGCAACGACTTCCGCGCCAACCTCCATCGGCCACTGAAACCCGCCGTATGCCTTGCCGTCCCCGTCTGTCGTCCGAAGAAAAAGCATTGTCATCTCCCACGCTATCTTGCCCATACCCTGCCCCATGTCGTCACGCGATGCAACTAAAATTCGCTGTTGACGGCAAGAATTTTCGCGGGCATGGTGGCGGACATGGGTAGCGACAGCCAAGGAGGGCGTCATGAGAAACGACTACAAATACATCTTTTCGAAAGTCAATCACATGAAGCGCATGGGGCTGGTGTCCCAGAATTCCGTCGGGTTCGGAAAACACGGTGGGGCCTGCCCCGACTGGCTTGCGACGGAACAGAAAGAAAAAGAAAAACGGCGCGCCAAGATAGAGCGGCAGCGGGTGGCCGCGTGACGGATGCCCCGAACCTTTCCGCCCGCGCCAAGCTGGCGGCATGGCTGCGCGAGCGCGGCATCAAGGCGGGCGCGTTCGGCGCGCTCATCCCGGTCAAGAAGGACCGTATCAGCGTCATCCTGGGCGGCAAGCGGCTGCCCCGGCAACACGAGGCAGGCCGCATCGAGCAGCTTACCGGCGGCTTCGTGCGCGCAAGCGAATGGGGGATCAGGTGAGCCTTGCGGAATATCGGGCGTACATCGCCAGCAAAGCACCGCAAGCCGCGCGGAGCGGGTTTGATCCCCGCGCCATCACGCCACATGCCAAGAAGCATCAGGATGCCGTTCTGCGCTTTGCTCTTGATCGCGGCAAGTCTGCGGCGTTCCTGGATACCGGCTTGGGCAAATCGCTGATCGAACTGGAGTTTGCCCGTCAGTGCGCCGAAGAAACCCGCAAGCCGTCGCTGATCCTGACGCCGCTTGCGGTTGCCGCGCAGATTGTCCGCGAGGGCGAAAAATTCGACATCGATGCACGGCAAATTCGCACACAAGCCGAAGTCGGGCGCGGCGTCATGGTGTCCAACTATGAGCGCCTTGCCGGGCTTGACCCGGCGTCATTCGGCGCGGTCATCCTTGACGAGTCGAGCATTCTGAAATCCTACGCCGGGAAAACCCGCGCGATGATCGGCGAAGCTTTCGCGGCAACGCCTTACAAGCTGGCGGCAACCGCCACCCCGTCGCCGAACGATCACACCGAACTAGGCAACCACGCCGAGTTTCTGGACGTGATGCGGACGCAGGAAATGCTGTCGAAATGGTTTATCAACGACACGTCCACGGCATCGCAGGACTGGCGATTGAAGGGCCATGCCGCCGAAAGCTTCTGGCAGTGGGTGGCGTCATGGGCGCGGTGCGCAACCCTGCCGTCGGACCTTGGCGGCGACGATGCGGGTTACATCCTACCTGCCGTGGATCGGCGCATTCACACGGTGAAGGCCGACAGAATGCAGAACGTCGCGGAAGGCATGATGTTCCGCATCCCGGAAATGTCAGCGACCAGCTTTCACGCGGAAAAGCGCCTGACCCTGCAACAGCGGTGCGATTTGGCGGCGGAACTTGCAACGCATGATGACCCGGTGACGGTCTGGTGCGAGACGAACGAGGAAAGCGACGCTCTTGCGAAGATGATCCCCGGCGCTATCGAGGTTCACGGTTCGCTTGACCCGGACGAAAAGGAGCGGCGGATGTTCGGCTTCGCGGCGGGCAACTATCGCGCCATCGTCACCAAGCCGAAACTGGCAGGGTTCGGGGTCAACTGGCAGCATTGCGCCCATGCCGTCTTTGCCAGCGTCAGCTTTTCCTATGAGCAGCACTATCAGGCTGTCCGCCGGTCCTGGCGGTTCGGGCAGACCGGCATCGTTCGCAATGACATCGTTATTGCCGATACCGAGGCAAGCATATGGCGGACGATCAACGCGAAATCCGACAAGCACGACGAAATGAAGCGCCGGATGGCAACCGCCATGCGGCAGGCGCAAACCGAAGGCCTGCGGCGGGTGGCGTATGACCGCCCGCTTGATCTGGCCTTCCCGGCATGGGTGAAATCGGCATGAAACAACCGGAATACAGCGGGAACGGATGGGCGCTTCACAATTCGGATTGCATCGAGGGGATGCACTCGATGCCGCCGCAGTCGATTGACTGTGCGGTTTTCAGCCCGCCCTTCGGCGACCTATTCGTGTACTCGGACAGCGAGCGCGACCTTGGCAATGCCGGTTCCGGCGATGATTTCATGGCGCAGTATCATTTCTTCGCCGATGCTTTGGCCCGCGTGATGAAACCAGGCCGGATGGTCTGCGTTCACTGCACCGACCTGCCCGCGCGCAAGGGCCGGGATGGCTACATCGGATTGCAGGACTTCTCTGGCGACCTGATCCGGGCGCATGAGGCGGCGGGGATGATCTACCACGGGCGGGCGACCATCTGGAAAGACCCCGTGGTGGAAATGCAGCGCACCAAGGCCCTGGGATTGCTTTACAAGCAAATCCGCAAAGACAGCGCCATGAACCGCGTCGGGATGCCCGACTATATGCTGTTCTTTCGCGCGTCGGGCGACAATCCCGACCGGATTGAACATGCCGCGCCGGGCGACAAGGCGGCGTCCCTGCCTATCGTCATGAAATGGCTTGCCGAGATGCATCGCCTCGGGCTGGCGTCCGAAACGCCATCGGCAGAGGCTATTGCGGCGCTGATCCCTCATGCGGAATTCGACGTTTACGAGTGGCAGAAGCTGGCCAGCCCGGTCTGGATGGATATTCAGCAAGGCAACGTCCTGAACCGCATGAAGGGCGAGAACGACGAAAGGCACGTCTGTCCGCTGCAACTGGACGTGATCGAGCGTTGCCTGCGGCTGTACAGCAAGCCCGGCGATGTGGTGATGGACCCGTTCAACGGCATCGGATCAACCGGCTATCAGGCGGTCAAGATGTTCCGCCGCTATCTCGGGTTCGAGTTGAAGCCGGAATACGCGCGGCAGGCCGGGAAGAACCTGGCAGAGGCAGAAGCCATGGTTGGCGACCTTTTCGCCCGCGCATTATGAATTCCCGCCCTGACGGCGGGTTCGGTCGCCCGACCGCATCGGGCATACAGAAAGGGGACGTTTCCAACTTTTTGCACTGTCCAAGGGGATTTCTCCCGTCCCCACAAACTGCCGGGGCAATCGCGCCCCGGCCCTTTTCAGAAAGAGGATGAAACCATGATCGCAGACGGCAATCGGACGCTTCACGCGACGGCAATAAAGCGGCCCGCGTATGGGCATGATGAAGGCGGTTATCTGCAAATTGCTTGCCGCTTTTCGCCCGCCGTCTTTGACGAATTGCGCGAGAAGGCCAAGGCTCAAGACGTGAGTATGGCCGAAATCATCCGTCGCATGGTGGAGCGTGGGTTGTGGCAATGACCCGACTTCTCGCCATTGCCCTCATTGCCGCCCTGCCCGTCGCGGCGTACTGCCTGCCAGCGCGGGCGCAGGACACCGCCGCGTGGGGCCGGATGCCGCAATTCGTGGTGCAGCTTGTGCCGGGGCGATACTGCGACGCCGAGATACACGCGCAAAACCGCGTCACGGGCGGGCTGATGTCCCCGACCTTCGCTACCCTGCGTCTGGACAACCTGGCCGTCCTGGTGCGTGTCGATCACGCTGACGGCGACCTGCCGGATACCGTGACGGTCACGCCGCCCGAGGGCTGGATTGCCGTGCCGCCGTCAATCGTCCTGCAAGAGGATCAGGCGGGCATCATCGAAATCTGTCTGGCTGTGGGGTCGTGATAACGCGAATGTTACACCATGGCGCGGGCGGACGTGGTAAGGGTGGGGCGGCAAGGAGGAGGCGAGATGATGACCGAACACACCGCAGAATTTCTGGCGCAATTCCCGAAAAGCTATGGCCTGCCGTACCGCGCCGTGAAGTCGAATTATGACCGGTGTGCCAAGGCTGTGTATTCGGACGGTTGGGGCGGACATCAATGTGCCCGCAAGAACGGCCACGGCCCGCATGGCGCATGGTGCAAGATACATGATCCCGTTGCCGTGAAGGCCAAACGCGAAGCGGCGAATGCCAAGCTGAATGCCGAATGGGCGGCGCTCCAGCGAGACACCGAATTCACCCGTGCTTGCCGCGCGGCCATCCGCGAGATTGCCGCAGGGCACAATGACCCGCGCGGTCTGGCTCAGGGCATCATTGACAAAATGGAGGGGCGAGAGTGAAACACGCCGAACGCTGCGTCATCTGGCAGTCGCCGCTCAACGCGGCCAACATCGAAAACAGCATGGTTGACGCCTATGTGTCCATGCCGCCGGGCAAGATGCTGGTCTATCACACCGGCACCATGGGCGCGCCGGACAAGGTGCGCACTGTCGCCGCCACCATCGCCGGGCGGCTGAATGGCGCGCTTGTGTCGTGGCCGGGCGACCCCGCCGGATCGCCGCACAGGCTGTGGTATTACGCAATCCAGAAACAGGGGAAGCGGACATGATCGATGATATTCTGACAGCATCGCCGCCGCCGGAAGCAT